GCGGCGCGGCCAAGTTCCTGTGGAACCCCGAGGGCGGTCTGGGCAACTTTGACCCCCAGCGGGTGCTGAACAAGCCGGTACTGTTTGAGGACAGCTGTTCCGCCCTGGGCACCAAGGGCGACATCCTCATGGTGGATCCCTGGCAGTACATCCTGCTGACCAAGGGCACGGCCAAGCAGGACTGGTCCATCCATGTGGAGTTCCTCACCGACCAGAACTGCTTCCGAATGGTGTTCCGCTGCAACGGCACCCCCAAGGTGGACACCCCCCTGACCATCAAGAACAGCACCAAGAAGCGCAGCCCCTTTGTGGCGCTGGCTGACCGAAAGTAAGAGCAGGGGCGGCGGAGCTGTGCCCCGCCGCCCTCAGGAGATAAGGAGGAGAACGCAGATGAAGCGGATCGTGGAAGAGCTGACATACAGCGTGGTGCTGGCGCCCCAGGAGGTGGCCTCCGCCACCCCCAAGACCAGCGCCTTTGCAGATGCCCAGAGCGTGCCGGAGATCGAGTTCCTGGTGGCCACCGGGGCGCTGGCCAAGGGCAAGAAGCTGAAGGTGGAGGTCTATACCTCCGATGAGGCGGGAGGCGGCTCCCCGGCGCTGGTGAAGGCGGTGGAGTTCACCGCGGGGGACGGGGCGGCCCACACCCTGGCGGTGGTGGACTATGCCGTGGATCCCGCCCGGGGCCGCTATGTGGGCGTGAAGATCCAGCACGACACCGGAGCAGGCGTGGTCTGCGGCGTGACGGCGTGCGCCCGGAGCATGAGACTGCCCGCAGCCAACGCCTGGACGGCAATGGTGTGAGGGAGGCGGTCAGATGGCCATACCGGAGGAGCTGAGGGAGACGGTCTTTTCCTACTGCAAGGAGGAGGACACCCCGGACACCCTGGGGCCCATGACGGTGGCCTGGGACGGGGCGGAGGGCTATCTGGAGGGGGCCGGGGTGACCCGGCCCGCCCCGGAGTCCAAACGGCACGGCCTGTGGCTGGTGGTCATGCTGGCGGAGACGCTGGACCGGTATGATAACCGGGGCGGACAGGCCGCCGGACAGCTCCGGGACAACCCGGCCCACCGCCGGGCGCTGACGCAGCTAAAGCTGACGGAGCCGGAGGCATAAAAAAGCCGCCCCCGGAAGGGGCGGCGGGTCAGGGCTGAACAGAGGGCTGGGGGCCGTATTCCCGTTCCATGGCGGTGCGGGTGACAATCCACTGCTTGCCGAACTTCTGGGCATCGACGCCCTCCACCAGCCTGCGGTAGGCCACCGCCTTGCGGAGAGTGCTGTCATGCAGGCTCCAGAGGGAGGTCGCGTCGGCGAAGGAGAGCAGGCCGTCAAAGGGGGAGGAGACCGGCTGGCCGTTCTCCCACAGCTCAGAGCCGTCCAGGTCGATGTCGTCGTTCCAGGAGATCCCATAGCCGCCCGGATCCGTCCGGACCTGCTCAAACAGGCCGGGGACGGTGCGGAGGGGGGCGAAGGCGTCTATCTGATCCAACAGGGGAACCATGTTGTACTGCCTGGCGCAGCCGTCGGCAAAGTGGACCAGCAGGGCATAGCCGGGCAGCGGGGTAACGGATTTGATCTTATGAAACATGGGGAGCTCCTTTCTGCCGCAGCGCCCCGCTCATTCGAGCGGGGGCAGCGTCTTGAAGTTTTGGGTCATCCACATCTCCAGCAGCTCGGCCTGGTGATCGGCGGCCCATTCCCGAACCATATTCAGGGCCTTGCGGGGCAGGTCGCCTTCGATCATGTCCAGGGTCTGAATGTCGATGACGCCGTTATAGTCGCCATAGAGTGCGTGGATGTGGGGCGGATTGTGTTCTTTTCCCAGCAAATACATTTTGATGGTCATTCCGTAAAACCGTGAGATAACAGGCATTGGGTTTTCCCCCTTTCTGTGATTAGTATATCACGATACCGTGAAAATGTCAAGAGGAAATTGGAAAAGAGGTGGGCTGGTATGGAGACGAGCATAAACGCCGGGCGGCTGAACCAGCGGCTGGAGGTGCAGGATCTGGTGGCGGGCGACCGGGTGATGTACACGGTCATGGCGGACCTGGCCATGCGGCTGAGCACGGATTTGTTCGGCAAAAATGGTTACTCCAACATCGCCGCCGTAGTGGGCGCCACCCATCCGCAGGTGATGAAGGACTTGCGGGCCAAATATCCGCAGATGTTTTTCCTGGTGCCAGGCTACGGCGCGCAGGGCGGAACGGCCAAGGATGTGCAGTACGCCTTCGACCAGCTGGGCCGCGGCGCCATTGTTAACGCCTCACGCAGCATCATGTGCGCCTGGCAGAAGGCCGGAACAGACGGCACCGACTTCGGCGAGAAGGCGGCGGAGGCGGCCATCAAAATGAAAAACGACATCGGACTGTATGTCCGGATTCTGT